TACAATCTGAATTGTATGGCGAGCGTGTCAACGATATTTTGAACGCAAATGCCAATAAGTCAGCTACTATCAAAGTAAAAGATGGTGTGTGTATCGATAGCCAGACGGAAGTGACTCACAAGGTTATTTCTAAAAAAGTTTATACATATCATCAAGTTTTGGAGTTAGAACGTGTCAGAGCTACTAGGGGCAGATAGACTTATAGCTAAGTTCAGAAAGCTGTCAGATGTTGCACAACGAGACATTGTCTCGAAGGCGGTTCATCATGCAGCTAAAACCATTGTTCAAGCCGATGCTAAGAGATTAGCACCAGGCAACAATGGAGAACTTAGAAATAGTATCAAGACTAGAGTTAAAATGGACGGAGATAAGGCTATAGGCGAGGTTTACACAAATCTACACTATGCTCCTTATGTTGAGTTTGGTACAGGACCAAAAGGACAAGCTAGCCATTCTGGTATCTCTCCAGAAGTCAGCGTGACTTACAAGTCTAATCCTTGGTATGTGCACGAAGACCAAATCAATGTAGGACCTTACCATTTTCAAAAGGTTGGGGAGTTCTACAAAATGTATGGTCAACCTGCCCAGCCTTATCTTTATCCAGCTTTGAGAGACAATCAAGAGCGTGTGTCTAAGAATATTTCGAATTATGTCCGTAGAAAGATAAGAGAACAAATATAATGATCAATATCAAGCCTGTTATTTATAAAGAATTGCAAAAAGTCGCAGATAATGTGACTGATACGTATCCTAGCGATTGGGAGACTTTCCCAGTCGTTATTTTTTTGGAAGAACAAAACAAGCCGGGTGATTGGTTTGACGACAAGGAACAAAAATCATCTATCCGCTATAAGGTGGATATTTTTGACGATACCAGCACTAGTGAGTTAGCTGTTAAAATCAATCAGATTTTTGAGTCTTTAGGTTTGCGAAGAACCGACTGCCAAGATGTACCAGACCCGTCTCATTTGAGACATAAGGTCATGCGTTTTGAAGGTGTCGTTGACTTAGACTCAGAGCTTGTTTTTCAATTTAGAATGGAGAATTAAACATGTTAGCAAATGGAATTACGTTAGCTTATGGTACAGCTAAAGGAACTTATACTAAACTTGCAGGACTTAAGGAAGTACCAGAGTTTGGTATTGAGCCTGAAAAAGTAGAGAACACTACTCTTGAAGATAAAGTTAAGAAGTATGAGTTTGGTATTGGAGACGCAGGGGAATTGGAATATAAATTCTCTTACAAAAACGATAGCGAAACTGCACCTTATCGTGTATTGCGTAAAGCGGCAGACAATAAAGAAAAACTCTTCTTTGAACAGACTTACCCAGACGGTACTAAAGTTCATTTTGAAGGTCAAGTATCTGTTAAGCTAGGCGGTGGCGGTGTCAATGCCGTTATCGAGTTCACCCTTAAAATTGCTTTGCAGTCAGAGTTGGAATTTACAGACGGTTTAGGAGGTTAATTAAATGGCGTTAAAATACACAACTTGGAAAGTTACTGACGAAAAAGAGTTGAAGCTACGTTTGACATCTCATCAGGCTGCAACTGTGGAAGAAAAAATCGGCATGAACTTGTTAAAGATTTTCATGCCTGAAGCTGGCGAAGAGTTCACTTTACCGCCTTTGAAAGTTATGTTGTTGTTAGTTCACGGGGCCTTGCAGCAATATGAACATGGGTATTCTCTTGAGGATGTCTATGATCTATACGATGAATACGTGGACAATGGCGGAGACCAAACAACCTTCATGACAGAGGTTTTAATGCCACTCTTTGAAGTATCGGGTTTTACTCCACGAGGAAGCAAGGACAAGAAAACTTCCAAGAAGAAAATGACAGTAGTCGAGTAATCTTAACGGTAACGCAGATTATTGAGAGGCTTTACCCAATGTTTTTGGACATCGGAGGTAAGCCTCTTGATTTTTGGGATTTGACGGTGCTTGAAATCAGGGAAATGATAGAAAGTTACAACCGTGTCAAAATCCAAGAGCGTAAAGAAAAGATTATTGATTCCTACAGGCTTTCGCAGATGATATCCAATCATGTTTCTTTATTGTTATCCAAGGATGCTAAAGTCTTTGAGTTCTGGGAATATGCGCCTGATTTGTTTGTAGAAGAACAACAAGCAGTAGAGCAGGAACGACAGAGACAAGCGCTTTTGTTGCATAAGGAACAGATGCGTGAATTTGCGGAAAGGCACAATCGAAAAAGGAAGGAGGAAGTAAATGGCAACTCTTGATGAATTAAAAGTCATGATTGACGCTGAGATAGCGCCTTTCAGGAAGAAGATGAAAGAAGTCGAGAATCAGGTCAAGGGGACATCTGACCAAGTGAAGAATGCCACTGCCAAAGTTCGTGAACAGTCGAACTCTATCGGTAGTGCGTTTGGCAAGCTAGCCAAGTTCGCTGGCTTTGCAATCCTTGGTAAGAAATTGCTTGATGTTGGGATGTATTCAGCGCAGACAGCTCTTGAAGTATCAGCGTCTATGAACCAAATCAAGCGACAGATGGGCGAGAGTTCGCAATCTTTCTTAAAATGGGTTAACGATAATGCCAACGCTATGAACATGGGTGTGGGTGAGGCTACCAACTACGGTGCAGTCTACTCAAACCTATTTTCTGGATTCATCAAAGATACCAACAAGTTAAGCGCCTATACTGCTAAGATGTTGCAGACATCGGCAGTTGTTGCTGAAGGCTCAGGGCGTAGTATCACTGACGTTATGGAGCGTATTCGCTCAGGCTTGCTAGGGAACACCGAAGCGATAGACTTTTGTCGCACCGCTTAGAAATAGGCGGATTAAGAACTTACCAAAATCGGTAGAACTCTAAATTTTAATTTGTAACTTCGGTATAAATGTGATATAATATACTTAGTCAAGAAGAGGTGATATTATGGGCATTATATACGAAATTAAATGTACCAAAACAGGAAGAAGTTATTTTGGTCAATCCAAGAATATAAAAAGACGATTCGATGACCACAAATATAAACTTCGTCATAACCAGCATTATTCAGAAGAAATGCAAGATGATTTTAATTTGTTTGGAGAAGCAGAGTTTCAATTTTCTATTTTAGAAGAAGTATCTGATAACATATTAGACGAAAGAGAAAGTTATTGGATATCATTATCTGACAATGCGTATAATATTGAAAGTGGTGGAGTTAGGGATAAACAACTTGCTGAAAGCACCAAAGAGAAATTAAGTGCTAAAGCAAAAGCGAGATATAAGACTCACGCAAAATATTTTAATAACCCAACAGCCATTAAAAAACGGTCAATATCCAATACAGGTAAAAAACGAGATGATGATTTTAGAAAGAAAATGAGCGATATAGCCAAAAAAAGAATAGGTTCTAAAAACTCATTCTTCGGTAAAAAGCACTCTGAAGAAACAAAACGAAAAATCAGCGAAGCTAATAAAGGAAAATATGATGGTGGCAAGCCTAAAATTCCTATCGTAGCTATTCATCTTGAAACTGGAGAAACAAGGGAGTACGCATCAAAAAGCGATGCTTCAAAAGACATTTTTCCAGCTAGGTCTCTTATTGACAAAGTTTTGAATGGTGAAAATAAACATTATAAAGGGTACACTTTTAAAGAATTAAAACATGACGATACCGAGGTAAACTAAGCAATTAAAAAGGCTTAGTCACCGTAGAGCATAGGGATTGAACCTGTGCTTTTTGTTTTGTCAAAAAGTATAGAATAAAATATCCCCACGAGTGGTAAGCACCTAAACAATTCGGTTGTAGGTGAAAATATATGCCGAACTTACAAGAAATTGTAAGAAGTATGGATAAAAAGCCATGCGATAACATTATTGAGAAGACCTAGGAATCAACGTCAATGTGGCTATGATTGAGTCCACTGAAGCCTTTAAAAAGTTCGCAAATGGACAAAGCTGGCAACAGTTGGATTATCAAACCCAGCAACAAATCCGCCTGATGGCTATTTTGGAACAGGCTACAGCTAAGTATGGGAATACCTTGTCTAATTCTGTAAATGGTCGTATCAGCCTATTTAAGTCGTTGATGAAGGACGCAGCATTGAACCTTGGTAACTCTATGTTGCCGATTATCAATGCCATTATGCCTGTCTTGAACTCTTTCGCTATGGTCTTGAAGAATGTGACTGCTAAACTTGCAGAGTTTATCGCTTTAATGTTCAACAAGAAAGCAACAGTGAAAGATGGTGTTGGTGGAGCAGTTGGAGACATGGGTAATGCCATGAAAGATGCTGCAGGCGGAGCAGGAGATCTTGCTGATGCAGTAGACGACGCTGGAGATTCAGCAGGAGGACTTGCTGATAATCTTGGAGACTCGGCCAAAAACGCCAAGAAGGCCGCTAAAGAATTGCTTGGTCTAATGGGATTTGATGAGATTAACATCTTGCAAAAACCAAAAGACGACGACGCAGGCGGTTCTGGAGGTGGTGGCGGAGGCAAAGGTGGTAAAGGAAAGGGAGGCGGTGGCGGACCTTTCAAAGACATCTTGCCAGAAGTCGAGTTGACAGACATGGATAACCAATTCAAGAGCATTTTTGATGGTCTTGGAGGTAAGCTGAAAGAGTTGTTTGATTACTTTAAAAAGCTTGCAGACCTATTCGGAAAAGGCTTTGCTCTATCCTTTAGATGGGATAGTATTGAAAGATTAAAGAATGCACTACAAGGTATCTGGCAATCTATTAAAGATATCTTTGAAGATGGTACGGTTTTACAAGCAGCAGCAAGGTTTGGAGAAAAACTAGCTTTTGCTTTGGGGCAAACGACGGGTGCTCTCGCTAACGTAATCATGGGTATTGCCGTCTTTATCGCTGAAAGTCTGAATAAATCACTTAATGAAACTAAACTAGATATCAAAGAATGGTTAATCCGTATGTTTGATATTGGTGGGGAAATCGTCGAAAGTGTCGGAAATATTGCCCAGAGTATCGGACAAATCTTCTACGATTCAATCACAAGTGAACCGGCTACAAATATGGGCGCAGGGTTAATTAGCGCCTTTACATACGCTTTTATGGGCGTGAAAGAGATAACCGCTAAATACACAAGGGATATAATCGGAGCTGTTGAAGAAACTATCACCGAAAATCAGGCTGGCATAACAGAAATGTTTACGGGTCTTTTTAAAGCTGTAGAGCCTATTGCTCAAGCTTTATCAAGCTCTATGAAGAAACTTTTTGAAAGTGTTAACCAAGTATACGATGAGCATATAAAACCTTTGTTTGAATCAAGTTCTGCCTTGATGTCAGATGTAGTTGGTGCTTTTGTTAATGGATGGAATGATAATATCCAACCTGTTCTTGAAAAGATAGGCCACGGTTTCGCCGATACAATCAAAAACCATATTGAACCAGCTTTAGAAAAAATAGGTGGCATGATTGGAAGTTTTGCCGACTTTTCTAAAGCGATAAATGAAGTTTTCGGCCCAGTCATTTCCTTTATTGTAGAAAAGTTAACGGTTGTACTAGCCCCTGCAATTGAATACATAGGAGAAGTTTGGCGTGTTTTATTTAACACTATCTCTGATGTGGTTGGTGGTATTGCTGATATCATCAAAGGGGTATTTGATGTACTTACAGGACTTTTAACTGGAGATGGCGAAAAAATCAAAGAAGGATTTTTGAGTATATTTGGCGGGTTAAAAGATATAGTAGTTAGCGTCTTTAGTGGCATTATTGATCTTGTATCTGGTGTATTGAAACTTCTTTGGGACGTTGTTGTCGCAATATTCAAAAGCATTTGGGACGCAATTGTAGCTATCTTTTCTGGTGTCGGGTCTTGGTTTGGAGAAAAGTTCCAAGGTGCGTGGGACGCTATCGTTAATATCTTCAGTAATCTAGGCTCATGGTTCGGTGATAGATGGGCGGATGTGACGAATGCGTTAGCAGAGATTGGATCATGGCTGGGAGAAAAATTTCAAGAGGGCTGGGATGCTATTGGAAATATATTTGGCAACTTAGGCTCTTGGTTTGGAGAAAAATGGACTGATGTTACCAATGCCCTTTCAGATGCAAATACTTGGTTAGGTGATAAATTCAAGCAAGGCTGGGATGCAATAAGCAATACATTTAGCAAGTTGGGTTCATGGTTCGGTGACCGTTGGAACGAATCTAAAGACGCGCTTGCCGAAGCAAACACTTGGCTTGGCGATAAGTTTCAATCTGGTAGGGATAAAGT